TAGTTGGACTGGCAAATTTTCTTGCCCCCCTTAATATAGTAAACCTCTCATAGCACGACCCAAAAAAAGGAAGGTGTAAAGTTTGTATACTTTGTAATTGAATTTGCTTGCCGATTCCGCATAATGCACCTATAGTTGCCCTGAAGAGAGGTGTATACAATGGACAGCCTACCGTTATTCCACACTAAATGGTCTGATCGTTTAGCTTTTGACATAGCTTTAATGCTTGAAGGTAGCGGTGAGACTGTTGATGAAGTAAAACAACGCCATAAAGTAAGTGGTCAAGACATATCTGGGTACAAAAATGACCCAGTATTTATGAAGCGTGTAAGCGCATATCGGGACGATATTAAGGAAAAAGGGCTTACTTTTAAGCTAAAAGCGCGTGCGCAGGCAGAAGAATTGCTTACTACTTCGTGGACTTTAATACACAATCCAGACGTATCTGCTGCTGTTAAGGCGGATTTAATTAAGTCTACAGTTAAGTGGGCTGGGTTAGAAACTAAAGCAGACGATGGAGATGCAGGTGCAGGCGGCGGGGTTAAGATAACTATAAACTTAGGCGGTCAGGATAAAACTATGACGGTGGATCATGAAGTAGAAGACGTTGAGGTTTCTAATGCTGGATAAGTTTGATGGGAAGTACAAAGGATTTCCCGCAGCTAGGTTTAGTAACTTGACAGACTATAATACATTTAGACTATTGCTTATTCGCGCAGGATATTCATTTAAGACTGCAATTATACCAGCGAAGAAAAATCGTAGAGCTAGGGAGATAATTATAATGTTGCTTCATACTATACCTCCGGAGGTTTCTCATGGCACTTGACATAAGTTACACTCCTCCTGCTACAGGTGAGAAGTTTATGAGTTCAGAAAAAAAGATGCGGGTGCTTATGGGGCCGGTTGGCTCCGGTAAGTCCGTGACTTGTTCATTTGAGATTATAAGACGGGCTTCTATGCAGAAACCTGACGCTACAGGTAAGCGGCGAACTCGTGCAGCTGTTGTTCGTGAGACTGCCAGGCAGCTACAGGATACAGTTATTAAAACTTTTCTTGACTGGTTTCCCCCTGGGGTGTGCGGACGTTACATGCGTACGACTAAAACTTATTTTTTTGAGGTTGGTGATGTTGAGTGTGAGATAATGTTTCGTGCGCTCGACGATGCAGATGATGTAGCTAACCTTAACTCTTTAGAGCTTTCGTTTGCATGGTTCAACGAGTGTAGAGATATACACCCTGACATTGTTGATGCGATGTCTAAACGTATTGGGCGTTTCCCTAGTTCTAAAGACGGCGGCCCAACGTGGTATGGTATGTGGGGTGACACAAACCCACCAACTATGGATACGTGGTGGTATTATCAGATGGAACAGATTGACCCTAAAGATGGAGTAGGTACAAATGATAACGGATGGGATGTATTTAAGCAGCCAAGTGGGCGAAGCGCGTTTGCTGAGAATGTTGAAAATTTACCTGACGGGTATTATGATACACAGGGGCGTAGTGAAGAATATATCCGTGTATTTATTGATGGTGACTACGGCCTAAGCTCTGCAGGTCAACCTGTGTATAAGTATTTTAGGCCAGATTATCATATGGGTAAGGGTTCTTTGCGCCCTATTAGTAACGGCGTAAGACCTATTGTAGTTGGTATGGATTTAGGGTTGACTCCAGCAGCAATTATAGGGCAACAAGACCCCCGTGGACGGGTCCTTGTATATGACGAAGCTGTTAGTTTTGACATGGGCGTGCAAAGATTCGTCCGCACGATACTAAAACCCCTGTTATATGAGCGTTTTTCCGGTATTCCTGTACTTGTTGTGGTTGATCCAGCAGGTGTACAGCGCGCACAGACTGATGAACGTAGTGCTGTAGACATCATAAAAGCAGAAGGATTACGCGTTATTGCCGCTAAAACTAACAATGTTAGTGCAAGACTTAGCTCAGTAGATGATTTTCTTATGCGTCAGGTAGATGGTGATAGTGCATTTGTAGTAGACCCTCGTTGTTCACAGCTAAAAGCTGCAATGATGGGCGGGTATAGGTTTCATAAAAAGAACGGGACTATAGATAAAAACAAACATAGCCACGTTGCCGAAGCCTTACAGTACTTTATGCTACATGTAGGCTCTGCGTCTGACGGAGATTTACTAGCTAGACGTAGGGAAATAAAAACTGTATCGGCAGGAGGATGGACATGACGAGACTTGACACATTATATTGTGTGTGTTACGCCATAGGCGTGTTACTACACAAGCTCTCCCTCTCAGGCTTGTTTTTATGACTATTTTGCCCTCGCCATCTCCTCATCTCTGGCGGGGGTTTCTTTTACTTGCATGAAAACTTGACTAGATGTATAACTATATACATATTGTAATAAGGAGTACATACAATGCCTAAAGGAAAACCCATGGGTTACGGTAAACCAACCAAAAAAATTAAAACAGGTACGTAAATATGGCGGGTCTTTCAATGTTACGTGTTGTTAGCAATGACGATATGGTAAAAGCTGAAGAAGCAAAAATCCGTAGTGATATGGAAGAACGCCAAAATAGTGAGCTTATACTAGGTCTTGCCGCACATGTTAAAGCATGTTGGAATCCTGCACGTATAGCTAAAAAGCCTATAGAAAATATAATGTTACGCGCCCTTAGACAGCGTAACGGTGAGTATGAAGCTGACAAACTTAGTCAGATCAAAGCTCAGGGCGGCTCAGAAGTATACATGATGCTAACAGAAGTTAAGTGTCGTGGGGCGGAGAGTTGGCTCAGAGATATTTTGTTGGACACAGGTTCTCCTCCCTGGGACTTAAGCCCTACACCTATCCCTGACCTTGGCCCTGAGCAAGAAGAAAAAATAAAAAACATTTTTGCGCAAAGCGTAATAAAAGTTTTACAAACATCAGGTCAAGCACCCAGTGAAGAAGAAATGGCAGAGCTTGAAGAAGTTGCTGCACAAGATTTTAGATTTGCTGTACTGCAAGAAGCACAAAATCGTGCTGATAAAATGAAATTAAAAATTAACGATCAGTTTGCCCAAGGTGGTTGGGCTGATGCGTTTGATGAATTTATTACTGACATGGTTACCTACCCGTCAGCTTTTATAAAAGGCCCAGTAGTACGACGACAACGTGTTTTAGGTTATAGCCGAGCGTCAGATGGTACTACTATTGTAGAAGGTACTGAGCGTTTAGGCCCTGAGTATGAACGTGTTAACCCCTTTAATATATACCCAGAACCTGGTATTACACATATTAATGAAGGGTATATATTTGAACATCACCCTATGAGCCGTAGTCAATTGTCTGATCTTATTGGTGTACCTGGCTATGATGAAGACGCTGTACGAGAAGTTTTAAAAATTGGTAATGGCCAGTCTTGGATCAATGAAGATGTAAAGTTACAAGAAGAAGAGCAGGAACGTAAGTACTATTCTTATGAATCTCCTACAGAAACCTTTGATGCTTTAGAGTTTTGGGGTAAAGTTAGTGGCGAAATGTTACTAGACTGGGGTTTATCAGAGGAAGATATACCTGATCCTGCTAAAGAATACGATGCAAACGTGTGGGTTGTAGGCAATTATGTTATAAAAGCACTACTAAACTACGACCCTTTAGGCGAAAAACCATATGTTAAAACGTCATTTATTAAAGCTCCAGGCGCGTTCTGGGGTAAAGGTATACCGGAAATCATTGAAGACTTACAGAATGTTTGCAATGCAGCAGCACGTTCCCTTGTCAACAATATGGGACTCGCGTCTGGGCCTCAAGTTGAAGTTAACCTTGAGCGTATCCCTCCTAATGAGGATATTACGCAATTACATCCTTGGAAAATTTGGCAGGTAACTAACGATCCTTTAGGTTCTAGCGCTCCAGCTGTAAGGTTTTCACAACCTGATTCTCGTGCTAATGAGTTAATGGGTGTTTACGATAGGTTTAGTAAACTAGCGGACGACCATTCAGGCGTTCCATCCTACGTTACAGGTGATCTTAATGTATCCGGTGCAGGTCGTACTGCTTCTGGATTGTCTATGCTTATGGGTTCAGCCGGTAAAGGTATACGTCAGATTGTTATGTATATAGATAACGATGTTGTCCGTCCTATTGTACAGCGGCAGTTTGTATATAATATGAGATACGACGAAGATGAGTCTATTAAAGGTGATGTAGAAGTACTAGCCCGTGGCGCTATAAACTTAGCAGTTAAAGAAACATTAAATGTTAGACGTGTAGAGTTCTTAAACGCTACTGCTAATCCGATTGATGTGGAAATTGTAGGTCAAGATGGTAGAGCAGCTTTACTACGTGAAGTAGCTAAAGGTTTACAAATGCCTGTAGATGACATTGTACCTTCAAGAGAAAAAGGTTCGCAACAAGCGCGAGGCCAAGCAAAGATGGCTGCGCAGCAACCTGCCCCAACACCTACACAACCTGACGGATCACCTAAAGGTGGCGGCGATGGCAATGTTGTAAGTAACCAACAAACGGGGGCAGTATGAAGCGTCCCGATAACGATACAATAAAAGTGTTGGCTGCAGCTACGCGCCAACATCCAGCAATACTCTCCTGGTTCGATAGCTGGTATCAGCACGAGCTAGAGCAGTTGCCTAATATAGGCAGAGAGAACGTGACACGTTCACAGGGGCGGTGTCAAGTTCTCAAAGAGGTCAGAGACCTTTTAGAAAAGTCCCCTGAATATGCAGCACAGTCTTCCCCATGAGACAGCTGTTTAATTACGCATACCGATAGGAGCGTTTAACATGGCAATACCAGCGCAAGTTAGAAAACAGTCTGAGGCTGTTCAGAAATTGTATGATGATCTTAATGAAGATGTTACAGAACAGGATGTTGTATCCGAGGCTGTAGTTGAAAACATTAAGCCTGACCCAGTGGAAGACACCGACAGTGTAGAACAACAAGCAGTCGAATCTACTAATAACGAGCAAGTAAAAGTAGATGATGTAGATGAAGAAGAAACATTTGAGAAGAGATATAAGTCTCTTCAAGGAATGTATAATGCTGAAGTACCACGTCTTCACGCCGAAAAGCGTGAACTGGAATCGCGTGTTTCACAACTAGAAACGTTAATGACAACTTTAAGTGAGCCTAATGTAGCTTCTACTTCACCAGCACAAGTCCTAGTGACAGATGCTGACGTAGAGGAGTATGGCGAATCTATAGATGTTATGAGGCGTGTAAGTCGTGAAGAGGCTGCAAGCCAACAGTCGCGCATTGACCAGTTAGAAAATCTTGTACGAGGGATGCAAACCAGCGTAGTGCCGCAAGTGCAGCAACTACAGCATAGGCAAGCAGTTACCACGGAACAAGCGTTCTGGGCTGATATTCAGACCGCAGTACCTGACTGGCAGGAGGTTAACACAGACCCGGAGTTTCAATCCTGGTTACTTGATGTAGACCCTCTAACAGGTATAAGCCGACAAACTTATCTGGATGACGCACAGCGTAATCTTGATTCACGGCGTGTGACCAATTTCTTTTCTACATGGAAGACGCAAACTGGCCAGTCTGTTGCTCAACCCAGTCGGCAAGCTACTGCTAATTCACAACTTGAGAAACAAGTTGCTCCAGGACGAGGTCGTTCTAGCGCTACTAAAAACTCAGGTGAACCTGCTACTTACTCTTCAAACGATATTAAGAAATTCTTTTCTGATGTTCAAAAAGGTAAGTATAAAGGGAAAGAGCAAGAGCGTGACCGAAAAGAGCGTGACATTTTCGCTGCACAGCGGGAAGGTCGCATTGTCACTGCATAATTAAACATAGGAGCCAATCATGGCATTTCCAGTATCCCCAGGTAACCCGGCCTATTCGGGTAACTTTATCCCTGAAATTTGGTCAGGAAAACTAATTGAGAATTTCTACGATGCAACAGTATTGTCAGCAATCTCAAACACTGCTTACGAAGGTGAAATTCGTAATATGGGTGACACGGTAAATATCCGTACCACACCAGAAATCACTATTCGTGATTACGTTAAGGGTCAAACTTTATCAGTAGAGAACCCTGACAAAGCTAAGTTGCAACTTCTAATTGACAAAGGCGAGTACTTTGCCTGTGTTGAAGACGATGTTGATAACATTCAGTCTGACGTAAACTTAATGGACACATGGTCTAAAGACGCTTCTGAGCGTATGAAAATTAAGATCGACCAACGTGTTCTTACTGATATACTTCCAGATATTTCTGCACTTAATAAAGGCGCAACTGCCGGTGCAATTTCTGGTGATATTGATTTGGGTACGCAAGGCGCACCTGAAGCATTGACTACAACCAATGTAATTGATTTGATTGTTAATATGGGTACAGTATTAGATGAAGCTAATGCTCCTGAATCAGATCGTTACCTTGTAATTCCAGCTAAGATGGCTGGTTTAATTAAGCGTTCAGACCTTAAAGATGCGTCTATTACTGGTGATTCTACATCGCCTTTACGTAATGGTCGTTTAGGTATGATTGATCGGTTCACAGTTTACATGAGCCACAACATCAAGAAAACTGGTGCTAACTTTGACGTTATTGCTGGTCATAAAATGGGTTTCACTTTTGCATCACAGATGACAGAAATGGAAACTATTCGCTCCGAATCAACATTCGGCAATATTGTTCGCGGTTTACAAGTGTATGGTTACAAGGTTGTAAAACCTGAAGCTATCGCTCAAGCCGTTGTAACGCTTTAATCGGAGGTCTGAATTATGGCTACTTATACTGAAGGAACTGGTTTCAATAAAGGAACTGCTGCTATACCCAATAATGGGCTTAACAAACTTTCTATGATTGAGGTAACTCTTAACTGGGCTACTATCGCTGCTGATCGTGCAGCTGCAGGTCAAACTGCAATTGGTGCGAACGACATCTTAGAAGTTATGCCTATCCCTGCTAAAACTTACGTTATGCAAGTTGGGTTAGATGTTACTACTGCTGAAGGCGGTACTTGTACTGTTGATGTTGGCGATGCATCAGACCCAGATGGGTTTCTTGATGGTGTGAACGCAAACACTGCTGCATCCTACGCTACTGCGTTGGTATTAGCTGAAGCTGCTCCAAACACTGTAGTGGGTTACAGCAACGGTAAGTACTACGCCGCTGCAGATACTATTGACATTAAAACTGTTAATGCTGCTGATGCTGCTGTTATGCGCTTATGGGCGCTAGTTGCAGATTGCAGCTAAGTAACTAAAAGATTGGGGGCTAACGCCCCCTTTCATCTTATTTAGGAGATAACATATGCCTACTAATTTAACTGGTTCGGATATAAAAGATACTTACGACCAACTACTACATGTTAGTGATGGCCCTGCTTCAGCTGAAAAAGTAGTACATGGCGGTACAGGTGTTGCTACTGCTTTATCTATTGGTACAGGGTCTGTTTCTATAGATAATATTAAATTAGATGGCAATGTCATTTCTACTACAAACACTAACGGTAATCTAACTTTAACTCCTAACGGTACAGGCGAAGTACAACTTACAGGAAAGTTTGGTTATTCTACAGGTGGCGGTACTGTAACTCAAGCTACAAACAAAACTACAGCAGTAACTTTAAACGCTAAAAGCGGGCAAATTACTATGAACAATGCAAGTATGTCTAGTAATACTACAGCTGGATTTACACTTACTAATAGTTTTATAGCGGCTACAGATGTTGTTATAGTAAACATAGCTAGCGGCGCAACAGCAGATGGGTATATACTTACCGTAGATGCAGTAGCTGCAGGCAGTTGTAGAATTAGTGTACGTCATAATAGTGGCGGCGCATTAAGCGAAGCACTAGTACTTAATTTTGTAGTTATTAAAGGAGTTACATCTTAATGGCTAAGTACCAAGGTAAAAGCGTTACCCTTAATAAACCTAGCAGAATTAGTAAGGGTCAACCAGGATATGGGCGTAAAAAATCTCAGGTTTATGTAAAAGGGAAAAGTGATAAAGTAGTAAAAGTTATGTTCGGTGATCCAAACATGACTATTAAAAAAGAACAGCCAGGTAGACGTTCTAATTTTAGAGCGCGTCATAATTGTGATAACCCTGGCCCTAAAACAAAGGCACGATATTGGTCGTGTAAAGCGTGGTAATATGGCAAAAGGCAAAGCAAAACCTAACAATCCTAAGTTATGGGCAGCAAAAATAAGGGCTGCTAAACAAAAGTTTGATGTGTACCCTAGTGCGTATGCTAATGCTTGGGCATCTAAACAATATAAACAAGCTGGCGGTACTTGGTCTGGTTCAGATAATAGGGTTAAGTAATATGGCTAAAGAAGGTTTAGGTAAATGGTTTGCTGAAAAATGGGTAGACGTAAGTTCAGGCGAACCCTGTGGTAGGTCTACAGCACAAAAAACTTCTAGGGGTTATCCTGCCTGCCGACCTAAATCTATATCTGATAGGATGACAAAAAAAGAAAAAGATGATATGGCTAGAAAAAAGACTAGTTCTAAACGCCAGAGTTGGCCCGTTTCGCCTTCAGGTACAAGGAAGACAGTATGAAACAGCGTTGGTTAAAAAATATTAATGACGGTTTTATTTATGGATGGGATGAGTATTTAGAAAAACATCCTCTTGTAAAAGAAGTTACTGAAGAAGAAGCCTTCCCTGAAAAATTTTTAAAGCCTTTACAAGTAAAACGTGCTAAAGCTACTAGAGCTAAGAATAAATCCAAGCTAGACCTTACTACTGAAAACGTATTTGAGTCAGCTCCTATTACAACTGCACCAGAGTTAGCTGCTGATGCTTCACGGGGGTTACCTGAATGACACCGCAAGATGTAATTGATGATGTAAGACAGTTAGTACAAGATACTGACTCTGCGTCTTATAGATACACTGACGCTGAAATGTTAGGGTTTGTTAATCAAACTGTAAAACGTGTAATTATTTTAAGACCTGATTTATTTTCTACTATAACAACTATAACAACTACGCCAAATACTGTTATACAGTCTATGCCGTCTGACTCGTTACGGCTTGTAGAACTTTACTCTGTACAAAGTGGTAATGTTTTAACAGAAGTAAATAGAGAATCTTTAGATCAAACTTATCCTGCTTGGGTTAGTGATCCAGCAGGTACTCCGTATAACTATATGCGCCATGTTAGAAATCCTAATAGATATTTTTTATATCCGCGACCTGTTTCTGGCATTGTAATAACCGGTGAGTACGTACAGATACCTGCGGACTATGCTATTGGAGCTACTATTGCATCTCTTCCTGATGCTTATTTACCTGCCTTGGTAGACGGCACTGTGTTTTTAGCTGAGTCTATTGATGACGAACATGCAAACAATGGTCGTGCTAAATTATTCCTAGATTCATTTACTGCTTCACTTGGCGCAGGCTTGACTAGCCGTGAACTAACCGACAGTGAAAGCGGCGGATTAGAACGTGCTAGACGACTAGCAGGGGATAAGTATAAAAGGATGACTGTATAATGGCCACACGTTCTTATATTTCACTTGCTGCTAGGATTAACCCTAGCGTACCAGGGTGTTCTTTACCTATGCTAGAACAGTATATTAGAGATGCTTCAATAGCTACATGCGAACGTACTTTAGCGTGGCGGTATGAACAACCTACATTTAACCTAACACCTGGCGTTTATAAGTATGCTTACAATAAACCGGTAGAAACTACTGTACAAACAGTAATGTACGCCTCACTTAACGATTCTCCTTTATCGGCAGTTACATTAGAAGACGCTACTCGAAGGTATCCTAACTGGGCAAAAACTTCTACTACTGACGCTGACATAGCTTTGTACGGCTCACAACCTATGGTGTTTACACAGCTTAGCCCTAATAGTTATATTGTGTTACCAGCTCCAGATGCTGAGGCAACTTATACAATACGTATGATATATGCTTTAAAACCTAGCCGTGATTCCGAAGGTATGGATGAAGTAATAATGGACGAATTAGAGCCAGCTATAATACATAAAACATTACAAGAACTATTAGTACTCCCCGGAGTTGCATGGTCTGACAGAGAGTTAGCATCTTATCATGCGAAACAATTTATTTCTAAGGTTTCTGAGTATAGAGCTAATGCAAGCCTAGGTAATATGCGTGCTTCAGTTTCTGTGCGTATGCGACCCTTTGCTTAGGAGACCGTTATGGATGCAAGACTTTCAACCCCTCGAATAGAATTAGTAAGCAGCGATACAGGGCCTCAACTTCAGTTTACTGTTACTGATAGTTTAACTGGTGCGGCTGTTGATCTTACTAATGCTACTGTAACAATGCACTTTCGCGCTGTCGGAACTACTACTAATTTGTTTAGTAGAACGTGCGCCGTTTCTTCTCCTCCTGCAGATGGAGTGGCTGTCTTATCATGGCAAAGCACTGACCTTAACCGCGCTGCTGGAGATTACGAAGGTGAATTAGAAACAGTACTATCTGATGGCACTAGACAAACTGTATATGATACAATTCAGTTTAGATTGCGAGAGGACTTTGCGTGAAGATAAGAGCCACTACGCAACAAATACGGGCTAGAGTAACTACTACCGCGTTTAACCTTGCTACGAGGGCTACAAATTTTGCGTTAACTACACGAGCGCACGCCTACAAAATAAAAATAGAAGTAGGACATTTTTTAAGTTTAAAGTTTTTTACTGAAACTATATCTATACTATCTTTACCTGCATTGTTTTTTAACAAAGCGGGTATAACTGATTCAGCTACTATAGATGATACAACTGTACTAGACCCTAACAAAGGTATTACAGACACTACTACAGTTAGTGAAGTATTTGCTAAAGTGCAGGATAAAGGTTTTACAGATAGATTTAGTATTGAAGATGGCGGGTTATATTTTTTAGAAGATTATACTTCTATTGATTATACTGCCGGTACACAGCCTATACTTTCTATGGGTAAAAATATATCAGACTCTGCAGGGTTTAGTGATGTAATAGGTAACTTTAGTATAACTAAAGGTATAGTTGATATACCTATGTTTACTGATGGTATAGCCTTAAATAAAAGCAAATTAATAGAAACAGATACTGCAAATGTATCAGAAGCATATGCAGCGTTGTTTAGTAATTCAGCTACTGATGGGATAACAGTTGCCGAAAACTTTATTACGTTGTATAGTAAGGGTGTGGCTGATAGTGCTGCTTGGTCTGACATCTCTTCATTGGTGATTGGCCCTGTTGTGCAGGATGCTTTAAATACATCAGACTCAGGTAGTCTAAGGTCGCAAGGTTATTGTAGCTTTGACTATTTTGCAGCAGACTATGTTGGAACTTCGTTAACCTTCTAAGGGGTATGGCAATGAACTCAAAAGAAAACTTAGGTCTATCCGGGAAGCTGACGCTTGTCCTAACTGATAGCAATGGTCGTGTAAAAGAAGAACGACACCTAAAAAATTTAATCGTAAACGCAGGCTTAGGCCATATAACTAGTCGTATGACTGCAGCATCCTCAGATGTAATGTCTCATATGGCTTTAGGTAGCGGCTCAACTGCTGCTGCTGCAGGCAATACAGCACTCGGCTCTCAATTAGGTAGTCGCGTAACTTTTACTAGTGCAACACGTAGCGGCTCTAACAATGAAAGTATTGCATATGTTACTACTTTTGGCGCAGGTGTAGCTACAGGTGCAGTAACCGAAGCAGGTATTTTTAATGCTTCTTCTTCTGGTACAATGCTTTGTCGTACCGTATTTGCTGTAGTTAACAAAGGTTCAGGTGACACACTACAAGTTACATGGACAGTTACATTAGCAGCTTCGTGAGGTAACTAATGGCAACTATTGTAACTAGATCAGGTAAAGGCTCACCGCTTACAAACGGAGAAGTAGACGCTAACTTTAATAATCTTAATAGTGATAAAGTTGAAACGTCTACTATATCTGGGTTTGGGGCAACGCTCATTGATGATGCAAATGCAACAGCAGCTAGGATTACATTGGGCGTAGGTACAATAGCTGTACAAGCTGCAAACAACGTAGACATAGACGGAGGTAGTATTACTGGCATTACAGATTTAGCTGTAGCCGATGGTGGTACTGGCGCGTCAAATATATCTGCTGCGCAAACAAACTTACAAGTAGACCCTGCCGGAACTGCGGTAGCTCTAGCAATCGCATTGGGATAATATATCATGGCTAATACATTTAAAGTAAAAACTTTTGGTGGAGGCAGCACAAACGCTAATACAGCAATGACAGTGTATACTGCACCTTCTAGTACATCGACAACAATAATTGGTCTTACAATAGCAAACATTATTGCTACACAAGTACTGGTTAGTGTTCAGTTAGAAAACAATGACGGTAACAACGTATATTTAATTAAAGATGCGCCAATATCTTCAGGTGGTTCGTTTGTTCCTATAGGCGGTGACCAAAAAGTTGTTATGGAAGCATCCGATATTTTAAAAGTTACTTCTAATACGGCAAATTCTGTCGATAGCACATTGAGTATTTTGGAGATCACCTAATGCCATATCAAGGTAATACACCAGTAGAATCTTATATAGCTACTGTAAAAGATTCGTTTAATGGTAACGGTTCTACTACTGCTTTTACAATGTCAAAACCGACACAGGTAAATGACGTTAGGGTAGTTGTAGAAAATGTTATTCAAGACCCATCTGTAGCATATACTGTATCAGGAACTACGATTACCTTTACATCTGCTCCCCCCTCTGGGACAAATAATATATATGTAATACATCTTGGCCCTGCTGTAGCAACAGCACAACCTCCCGCTGAAATAGCTGATGCTACTACGTTTGCATCTAATGTATCTGTGCAAGGTTCGTTTACCTCACCAGGTATTGACGATAACGCAGACGCAGTGGCACTTACGATTGACAGTTCAGAAGTCGTACTTGTCGGTAAAACATCTAATACATTTTCTCAACAGGGCGTAGCATTACGCGCTAACAACGACAGCCAAATTACACGAGATGGCGGTAACCCGCTTAGTTTAAACCGGACATCTAATGATGGTGATATTGCTAAGTTCTTTAAAGACGGCTCTGCTGTAGGTAGTATTCAATCTCGTGGAGGCACAGTAAGCACACTTATTCTTGACCCAAGAACTAATGGAGGTGGTCTTACTGGGACAGCAAATGCAGTAATGCCTACCAGTAATGCAGGTGTAATAGGAGATGCTAATACATCGCTAGACTTGGGTGCAAGTGGATATGCCTTTAGGAACGCTTACCTATCAGGCGGTGTATACCTCGGTGGCACTGGGTCGGCTAATAAGTTGGACGATTATGAAGAAGGGACTTTTCAGTTAACAATGACTGGCAAAACTGGTGGTGCTGTAGGGTCTGGACGGTATGTTGTGGTAGGCAATATTTGTCATTTTAGTTGGTATAGTGGTACTCAAAGTATTACTAGCTCAGTAGCAGGGGTGTTAAGTGGTTTGCCTTTTACTCATGTCAGTACTGGAAATAGTGCGTATGCAGCCGTTATTCTTGCTCACAATACTTGGGTATCAGATGCACCTACAGGATACATAAACCTAGGAACTACTTCAATATACCCTACTGCTCTTAATAATACATACGCAAGCAATACGTCTACTGGAAGTAAAGCCGTTATGTGTTCAGGAAGTTATACAATAGCGTAACCCACTCAGAGATTGGGTCGGACAGGTGGCAATAACGCCACGATAAACAACATAGGAGGCCAATATGGCACTAACAAAAGTAATAACAGAAGATAAAATTGAAGTCGTTGGAGATCACAAAAATATTCAAGTGAGAACCAAAACCTCGGTTATGGAAGATGGTGTAGAACTATCATCAGGTTTCCATCGTCACGTCTTATCTTGCTCAACTAAATCAGGTGATACATGGGCAGACACTGACATCAGTAAGCAGTCAACCGAAGTGAAAGCAATATGCAATGCAGTTTGGACAGACGCAGTGAAGACTGCATACCAGACAGCTATGGATGCAGCAGAAATATAAGGGATAGTAGCCAATGACTAAATCAAGAGATACAGCCAATATAATTAAACAGCCATTTACACAAACTCTTGGTACGTCAAACTATAGAGCAGGTGTTAACGCAGGTAACTCAATAGCATCTGGCGGTAACTACAACGTGGTTGTGGGTGACGAAGCAGGTACTGCTATTACGACGGGGGATGACAATGTAGCTATTGGCTTTGAGGCACTTAAAGCAGAAGATACTACAAAAGGCGCAACTGCTGTAGGGTATCGTGCTTTACTACAACAAAACTTAGGTTCAGACGGCTACAATGTAGCAGTAGGACACAGCGCAGGTATTTCTAACACTACAGGTGTTTCTAACACTTTTATTGGTGGTTTTTCAGCAGGTAGCGCAACAGTAACAGGGGCAAGCAATACAGCAGTTGGTAGAAACTCTTTATATGCTCTAACTTCGGGTACTCAAAATGTGGCGATAGGTGCTTTAGCTGGCGATGCAATTACGACAGGTTCTTACAATGTAGCATTAGGTAAGTCAGCATTAGAAAACAACACCACCGCAAGTAACAACACTGCTGTTGGTTATGTTGCTTTAACAGCTAATACTACTGGTTCTGCTTTAACTGCTGTTGGGACTGCCGCACTTGATGCAAACACAACGGGTATAGACAACACAGCGGTTGGTGTAAGTGCATTAGGTGGTAATACTACAGGTAATTATAATGTGGCTGTCGGAAGAATGGCTTTATTAGACAGCACCACCGCCTCAAACAACACTGCTGTTGGGTATCAGGCGGGGTATCTTAATACTACTGCTTCCAACAATGCTTTTTTAGGGTATCGAGCTGGTTATTCAACAACCACAGGTAATCTTAACACATTTGTTGGAAATGATAGTGGCTACTCAATGACTACAGGCACTAAGAACACCATCCTTGGACGTTACAACGGCAACCAAGGCGGCCTAGACCTCCGCACCGCAAGCAACAACATCGTGCTGTCTGATGGGGATGGTAATCCTAGGTTTGTAACAAACAGTTCTGGATATTCAAGTATTGGGTCTGTCCATCTTAACAGTTCAGTTGGTCTTGAGGTTCGTACTGGAAGTACCTCTGCTCTTAGAGTTAGTGGTGGTCACAACACAGCCTGTAAAGTAGAAATAGGTTACGACAATACCAATGGGGCTTACATCAAGGCAGGCAGTAGTGGTATACAAAAACTACAAGTATATGTTGATAACAATTCTTTAGCGGCTGAGTTTAGAGGAAATGGAGACTTTTATTCTAATGATGGGACTGTCCACAGTTTATCTGATAGTAGAGTAAAGAAAGATATTGCTGACTTAACAGATGGTTTAGATTTAGTTAAACAGTTAAGACCTCGTACTTTTAAGTTTAATGGTAAAGCTACTACGTTAGATGATGACAGAACTAGATATGGTTTTGTTGCTGATGAAGTTATGGTTGTAGCAAGTCAATATGTTTCACTAGAAACTCAAACAATAGATGATGTTGAAGTTGACGACTTCAAGTCACTTTCTACAACAAAAATGATACCAATGTTAGTCAAAGCAATACAAGAATTATCAGCAAAGAACGATGCACTAGAAGCACGTATCGCAACACTAGAAGGATAAAACAATGGATGAATTAACAGCAGAACAAATAGCACAGAACTACTCAGCAATGGGTGACTCAGTTGCACTTATTAATGACGTGATAGCAGGTAATGCTATGGCAGATGATGATGCGGCAGACAGACAAGACTGTGTGGATCGTAATACTCAGCACCTAGAACTTATGGTTGCTAAAGATTACTGGACATCAGAAGATATGACAGCGGCTAATGCGGCTATTACAGCAGGGAACGGATACACCGCTTCTTAATTTAACTTAACCAAAGGAGATCAAAATGGCTGAAGATAAAAAGGTTATTACGATTGATGACAAAGATTACACTGAAGACCAACTCACTGACAAACAGAAGGTAATCATAAACCACCTTCAAAGCCTAAGTCAGAAGATTGCTTCTGCTGAGTTTAACCTAGACCAACTCAAGGTAGGCAAGGAAGCATTTGTAAACATGCTGAAAACAGAAATGGACGCACCCACTGAAGAGGTGGCGGCTGAATAAACTAATGGAGATAGTAAATGGTTCAAGAAGGCTGGCATATAACTAAAAGTGTCCCTGCAACCCTCCTACTCGGCCTAATCACTCAGGCTGGGGCAATCGTCTGGACTGTCTCAATGATGATGGCAGATATAGAAAGCAATAGAGAAGACCTCATAGAACTACAGGCTAGAGTACAAGCTACAGAAAGGTCTACTCATCAACAAGCTATATCAATGGCTCGTATAGATGAAAATATAAAAGCTATAAGAGATACCATAGAACATATGGCTAGAAAGAATAGCGAATGAAACTTTTAGCTTTACTGTTTGGCCTTTTAATCGGTAGTTCTGTATATGCCGATGACACAATCTACACGGACACCAACAGTACAATAACTTCCAATGGGTCAATGGACACAACAGTCAATAGTCCACCACCATCTGCAATTTCCCCACAGATCAGCTCTAGTAACTCTGACTTATGTACTGTCGGTGTTGCTGGTGCTGTGCAGACACAGATACTTGGTATCTCTGCTGGTCGTACTGTCAGGGACATGAACTGTGAGAAACTAAAGAACGCCAAGACCATGTACGATATGGGCATGAAGGTCGCCGCAGTGTCAGTCATGTGTCAGGACGAAAGAGTGTTTGATGCCATGCTTAACGCTGGAACTCCCTGTCCCAAGGATGGGTTGGTGGGAGATAAAGCTAGGTTAGCATGGGAAATGGAAGCAGTCGAAGAGCATATACAACGAGAGCAAAACAATCCTATGAGGAAAATGTTCAATGAAGATGTTGAAACTAAAATTGGCTTGGGTGTTATCTTTAGCACTCTTGCCTTCTTATTCCTACTCTAATCCTTATACATACAGCGCAACAGGCAATGCGGCTAGTACCTCTCTGAGTTGGGGCATGGACACCATACTACCTAGTATCACTGGTGTAGACATAAACGGACTTCTTTATAGATATACAACTATTAAAGACCCAGATGCAGACATGAAGGTACACGTTAGTAATCTTAATGCTAATGGTGACGGATATACCTTCAGAGAAACAGATGACTGGTCGGGGGTAGCTGGTAATACCATTGTAAAGTCGTTTCCAGTTTCAAACATTCCAGCTTCAAATTGGGGTACAGGTTCGATTGAAGTGGAGGGAGAGGGCAGAGTGGAAGATGCAGTTGTTATTTACTCCTACAGGGTAGACAGGTGCTATGATCCACAGTCTGATCCATCATGTGCTGGTTACATAAAGCCTATGCCAGAGTTACCAGAGATTGTAGTCTATGATGCACTAGAAGATGATGCAGTTGTTAGTACGTTAGATACTGAAGAGTACCAGTACGATGAAGATGGTAATCTAGTGACAACTAAAGAAGATGAAGAGGAAGACACACGTATAGAGATGGGTCTAACTGCTTCTGCTAATGCTTTAACCTTGTTCAAAACACAGGGACAAGATGACATCATAATGTCAATTAACAAGCAAACGAACATCGCTATGTACTATAATGCCAACATAAACGGCGGCACACTAAATGACGCGGCTGGACTGCAAGATGGTACAATAAAAGACAACAAGAAAGCCCTAAGAAATAATTTAGCACAACAGATACTGCACGAACAGATGGTCGATATGCAGTATAATTAACGAGGTTTAATATGAAGTATCTAGTAACAGCACTATCCTTATTTGCGTTACCTACTCTAGCAAGCACACCAATAACAGGTACTGTAGAAGCTAAGTGCGTAATACAAA